TGGAGTTTTGTATCTGGAACTTTTGATATTGTAGATGAAAACACAGACTTTCAAGTTATTATAAAACTAACTCATAAAACTGGCGGCAGTGCTGGAGATTATGATTTTTATATTAATGGAATAACAGCAGGACAGTGGTCAGAAGAATTTAATGTTACATCTTTAGGAGTTACACCAATTTCTCTTCCATCAAATATCGCATTAGATGCAACCCAAGCAGTTATAGCCGATCCTTACGGTATTGCTGGAGATGTGGGTTACTATTTGGTAGAAAATAACGCTTTGCTTGCAAGAAATAGTGGAGTACCAATGGTTTTTGGTGCAAGCGATGTAACTAGAATTACTGCAAATTCAAACAACAATCCATCACTTATAATCCCTGGAAAAGGGTTTTTAAATAAGTCTGGTCAGTATAAAGATTATACGGTTGAGTTTTGGGCCAAAATTAATTCAAATGCGTATCTACCAAAAAGAGTATTTGGTCCAATAGCTTCAACAGATGGGCTATATGTTGAAGCAGGATTTTTAACACTTGTGATAGGTACAGAATTTAGCTCACACTTTGTTGGCGAGTGGTTTAGACCAATGCTTATTCAAATTAGAATAATTAAAAATAATGCAACGGTATTATTAAATGGAGAGGAAGTAATCAACCTTCCTATTAAAACAGATACATTAAATTTACCAGACATACTTGATGAAAATGGAGATAGCCAAGACTGGCTTGGATTTTATGCATATTCAGATATAACTCCAATTGAAATAGATTGTATTGCTATCTATCCATACTCTGTTGCAATAAATGTTGCAAAACGTAGATGGGTATATGGACAAGGAGTTATTTCTCCAGAAGCAATTAACTCAGCCTACGGAGGAACATCAGCATTTATTGATTACCCATTTGCTGACTATACAGCAAACTATAACTATCCCGATTTTGCAAACTGGGAGCAAGGAACTTTTGATAACCTTGTAACAACCTCAACCACTCTTTCTACTCCACAGTATTCGTTGCCAGAAATAAGCCTTGGATCAAAAACACTTTCACAACTTTATGCAGACAATAAAGATATTCAAGATCCCGAAGACTACAAGTTTATTACATTCAGACCAGACAATTCTTGGGATACTGATCAGTGTTATTTTAACTTTCCCAATTTTAATATACTAAATGATTCTATTTATAGCATTTATGGAGTATTCAGTTCAGATAATTTAGCAACAGAAGAAACATTGATAAAAATATACAATCCTCAAAACGGTAATTATTTTAGTATTAGAAAAGATTTAGATGAGATTCATTACTATCTATACTTTAATGGAATAGAAGAAGAGATTTATACATCTGTTACAATTACTCCGAATTCATTATTTTCTGCTGGTATACAAATTAACACTTTATCTGACTACTTTGGTGGAAATGTTTCAACATTTTTTGGTAATCAAAATGGATTAAAGATATACGTTGCTGGAGAAGAAAATATTTTGTACCAGTTCACTGGGAAGATATATACATTTGGAATATCAACCATATATAATTCCTCAGACATAGAAGATCATTTTGATATAAACGGTATAGCAATCGTAGATGATTTAAATGTAACTGGAGCTGTTGAACCAGAAAATGCCATTGCGCTTATTAACCATACAGCTAGTTATACTTTGCTTCCGACAGAAGCGTATGGATCATACTTTTTAGATATTGGTGTTTCTGGTTATTGGGAAGACTATATGCCACTTTCATATTTTGCACAATATGTAACTAATGATATTGGTAATCAATACTATGACTTAGACTTCTTGCAGTTTAATATTGGATACCCAGCTCCTGCAAATGTAACAGAATATGAAACAACAAGTTCATGGACATATGATCAGTTAAAAGAAGCATACTCTCATCCAGTCCAAAGAACATATCTTCAGCTAGATGATAGTTTGTTTACTGGTTGGAACGACTATGAGGACATGAACCAAAAAGCAGAAAAATATTATCAGTATGATACAGCGGATGCATCAATAAAAAGTTATATAACATTTCAATATATTGCAGAAGGTGCAAATGCGCCTAAAGATGATTTTACTACAACCTTACCAGCAAAACAAGGTCGTATCATTGATATGAACGACTACCCAGATTGGTTTTCAACAAAATTTGAAATAATAGACAATACTTTAATTTATCCAACAAAGACTGTTGACTTTAACGATTTAGCTTTGGTATATCATCTTGACTTTAATGTTCGTGGTATTCTTAAAAAGCCTGTTGCTCTTAGAAGGCTAGAGCTTGCATCACAAGCATTTAATGATAACTCATTTAATCCAGTTGGAACAGCCTTCGGGGTTAACATGTTTCCATACACAAGGTCTGGTCTTTATTATGATTATAAAACTAAAAATCCATTCAGCATTTACAAAGGAAGCACTCCATATCTTTATTTAAATAGAACATCTGGAGTAGAGGTTCGTGGAGAGTTTGACCCACTTATAGCTCGTGGAATGTCTATTCCCATCAATGAAAATATTGCAGATAACTATCGTGTAAGTGCTGCTCAGATTTGGATGCGGTACGATCAAGAAGCATTTCCAGTAACTCCAATAGAAATATTTGAGATTAACTATAAAGCAGATACAATTAAATTTTACCTAGTTTCAGACAACAAAGAAGGAACAAGAGCAAGAATATATGCAAAAAGTTTAGCAACAAATTCAATATTTAATGGTATTTCTTATTTTGTAAATGGGTTAATGGTTAGAGAACCAGTATTAACAATTAAAGAATGGGCAGTCCTAGGTATTGGGTTTACAAGCTCACTAAGCTTTGACTTATTCCTTGGATCAATTAATCTAACAGGTCCACTTGTATTTAATAATATTTCTTATTATCAAGCAAATAATTTACAACAGGTTCAGAGTAATCTTTTAAGACCTTGGCTAAAGGTGAAAATTGATGGTGTGTCGCTTGACTGGGAGTATTGGCTAAACAATTTTGTTTGGCAGGGCGTCCTAATTCTCTCCTCTTCAGATCTTTATGGAGTTATCCCCTCCGATGTATATAAGACGTATCTGGGAACTAATAAGATTATTATTGATGACCAAGAAGGAATGTCGTTTGATGCAGATAAGTTAAAGGTGTATAGTGATACCCTGTGGACCACAATAGTTGGTACACCAGTTTAACATGGTATACTTGAGTACATGAATCCATTAATTAGCCAAAAAACTGGTAAGCCTCTTGTAGGAAATGTGCGTCGCCAGGTCATTGAAAAGAAATATAACTGGGGATTGTATGTTTACAAGAAGTCAGACGGCAGATGGTTTACAGATGGCGAAGGAAACGTTCTAAACATTGAGTCCACACGCGGAGATATTGCACAGATAACCAAACTTAAAAATGCAGCAAAGCATTATGGCGATGATGGTGATGGTGAGGCAATCTTTGTTCCTGGACTTACAAGAATTAGTGAAGAAGAGCATTCAGAACAACTAGACAGAATGAAGCAAGGACTTATTCCGTCAATGAACGATCTTGGTGCATGGAAAGCAGCACAAGATACAATTACTAAGCATGGAAGAGATGCATACGAATCATGAGCGAAGACTACGATTACATTCAAGCAAGCATCAGAACTCAAGAAGAGTCTGAAAACCTTTTTAAGGCTCAAGATCCATTTGGAAAAGACTGGACAATTTTAAAAGACTATGTTGGCATTGATCAAAATTTTAAGCGCAGAACAACAAGAACAGTTTCTAAGGCAACATATGCATATAATGCAGTTGAGCCTTCAACACAATATCTAAACTCTGCAAATGCTGTCCCATCTGGAGATGGTGCTGAATCAAAGCAGATCAATCCTGGAACGGTATACAGAAATGGATACGGACTATTTGATGTAATTACTCCTCCATACAATATGTATGAGTTGGCAAGCTACTATGATACATCTTTTGCAAACCATGCTGCAATTGATGCTAAGGTAGAAAATGTTGTTGGTCTTGGATACCGTTTTGATATTACAGATAGAACTATGCTTCGTTTTGAAACTAACGATGATCAGGGTGCAGTAGAACGTGCACGTCGCAGAATTGAAAAAATGAAACTTGAAATGCGTGAATGGCTGGAATCGTTAAATGATGATGACTCATTCACAACGTCCATGGAGAAGGTTTATACAGATCTACAGGCAACTGGAAACGGATTTTTAGAAGTTGGTAGAACTGTAACTGGAGAGATTGGCTATATTGGCCACATTCCATCTACAACGGTTCGTGTAAGAAGATTGCGTGATGGCTTTGTTCAAATTATTGGCCAAAAGGTTGTTTACTTCCGCAACTTTGGTGCAAGCAATACAAATCCAATGACAACAGATAGCCGTCCAAATGAGATTATTCATATTAAAGAATACTCACCCTTAAACACATACTATGGAATTCCAGATATTATTTCAGCGGTATCCTCATTAATTGGTGACTCACTTGCTGCTCAATATAATATTGATTACTTCCAAAATAAGGGAGCCCCAAGATATATTATTACAGTAAAGGGTGCAAAGTTGTCTGCTGATGCAGAAGACAAAATGTTTAGATTTTTACAAAGCGGTCTTAAAGGACAAAACCATAGAACCCTGTATATACCACTTCCTGGAGATACAGATAATAACAAGGTTGAGTTTAAGATGGAGCCAGTTGAAACTGCTATTCAAGAGGCATCTTTTGAAAGATATAGAAAACAAAATCGTGACGATATTCTTGTGGCTCACCAGGTTCCTATCTCAAAGCTTGGTGGATCTGATTCAGGTGCTATTGCTGCTGCAATGTCACAGGATAGAACATTTAAAGAGCAAGTTGCTCGTCCAGCACAAGCTCAACTTGAAAAAATTATCAATAAGATTGTTAAAGAAAAGACAGACATTCTTACGCTTAAGTTTAATGAACTTACGCTTACAGATGAAATTGCACAGTCACAGATTATTGAAAGATATGTTAAGACACAGGTTATCACCCCAGATGAGGCACGTGAACTAATTGACATGCCACCAAGACCAGATGGCGAAGGTAACTCTCCATTCTCAATGACACCAAGACAGGCAACAGATGCAAGGGCAAACCTTGCTGGAAATCGTCAACGGGATGCTGAAAGAGCAAACAACTCTTCAGACTCTCCAGCATCACTTGAAGGTAGAAATCCACAAGGAGAAGGAAGATCATCTCAATAATTGAGAAAACCGTAAAAAGGTTTGATATAATAATACTGCCATGATTATAAATAAAGCACACTGGATTACTGAAGGCGACAACGTTCGCTTTTCTATGCCAATTGGCAAGGTAGATCAGGAGCGCAGAATTGTATCAGGTTTTGCAACTCTAGATAATATTGATAAGCAAAATGATATTGTAACAACAGAGGCAAGCTTAGAAGCATTTAAGAAATTCCGGGGCAATCTGAGAGAAATGCATCAGCCTAGTGCTGTTGGAAAGATTGTATCTTTTAAAGAAGACCGTTATTTTGAGCCAGAATCAAGAAAATTTTATAGCGGAGTTTATGTATCTGCTTATGTTTCAAAAGGTGCACAAGATACCTGGGAAAAGGTTTTAGATGGCACTCTAACAGGGTTTTCTATCGGTGGCAACATCACAAAGTCAGATGATACATTTGATGAAAAACTTGATAAATCAGTACGTATAATCAAAGAATATGAATTGTTTGAATTGTCACTTGTTGATAATCCAGCAAATCAGTTTGCTAATGTTATCTCTATTGAAAAAGTAGACGGTAAAAATACAGTTAGCGGATACCTTTCAAAAACGGAAGTTAGAAATGTATTCTGGGATTCAGAAAATGATATTGTATTAATGTCAGAAGATGATTCAGCAGATAGTCCAACTTCTGGAAAGCCTATGAAAAATATCGGTTTTGTTGAAAAATCAGATTCAGAAAATACAGAAAAAATAAAGTTCTTAGTTGATAGTGCAAAAGGCATTAGAACAATTAAGATGACAGAGGAGGAAAATCCTATGACAGAAGAAACAACAATCGTTGAAGCACAGGGTGCAGAGACAGTAGAGTTGGTTGAAAATGTTGAGGTTGCTCCAGAGGCTGCAGCAGTTGCTGTAGAAGAGGCTCCAGTAGAAGTTCCTGCAGAGGATACACCTGCTACAGAGCCAGCAGCAGAAGCAGCACCAGAGGCTGAAGAAGCACCTGTTGTTGAAGAAGCAAATGATTCAGTTGATGCTGTTGTTAACGCAACAGAGGAAGTTGCCAAAGCAGTTTCTTCAATCAATGAAAATCTAACTAATGCCTTGAGCAATCTAGCAGAAACAGTAAAGTCTATGCAGACAACTGTTGACGCTATTACGAAGTCCCTTGAAGCCGTTACAGGTGAAGTTAAGTCTGTATCAAATGAGGTAAAAGAAGTTAAGGGTAACTTCAATGAGTTTGGAAAGCGAGTAGATATGGTCGAAAAAGACACCGCTTTCCGCAAGTCTGGCGATCTAGGCGAGATCGTGCAGGAGTTTTCGGAAACGAAGACTCACAAATCCCTATGGGGCGGCCGTTTCCTCAAATCAGCCGACTTATTCCAATAAG